CATTCAATTTCCTCTGAACCTTTAATAGCTAACTTTTTACCGTCACGAAATACAATTTTATATCCTTCCCTTAATAATTTCTGTGCTTTGGTATCAGGCTCTTTAGGAAGTTTAAGGTCGCCTGTGTATATTCTGAATCTATCTTTATGCTCTATTCCTCTTGCTTTCCTCATTGCACTTACCGCACCTTTATTAGAATAATCAATCACTTTGTGCCTTTGGCTGTAATGCTTGTGCTGTTTGTACTGTTTGACCTAACTGTTCACTTGCCTGTTGTTGTGCAAGGGCTTCTGCGTGTGCTTGTTGTGCCTGTTCTATAAATGCTATCCATTCGTCTTTATCTCTAATGTTCGAATGTTTAACTATAAGACTTAAAGGTATATCTTGTAGGGTTGCACCTGCTGAAATCAAGACATTCATAAATGCGATATTTTGCTCGAATGATTTTTGAAGGCGATCTGGCACATTCAACTGCTCGTCTAAGATTGCTCTTGCCGATACATTCCTTAAATCATTCTGAATCTCACCACCGATATTTAGGTTTACCATTTCGTATGTAAGTCCATGCTCACCATAGGTTTCGATTAAGCGGTCATCTTCAAAGTAAACATAAGGTATTAATTCTACATAATCCTTTGCTAATAGTTCTCTTGTATGTGCTAAATTATCAAAGAATGGGTTTGTGCTTACTTGTGATTGTAATACTTTCTGTTCGTGTAATACACCACTCTCACCACTTCTCTCTGAACGACCTTCCATCGCAGGAGTTACACCTAATATACTATCTATAAATCCCATATTAGTCATTACATCAGTTAGTATTTCAGGTGGCATGTGTGGGTCTTTATCTTGTTGTGGCATATTCTTCATTGAGTTAAGAGGTATAATAGGGTTAGGTTGATTACCTTTCCGTTTCATAGAGTCTATAGCTTCTTTCTCAACTGCTGGTACATATTTGTTTTTATTTAATGCTTGTGTAGCCCAATCTACTTGTTGATTCATTCCTTTATTCATTCTATCTTGAACATCTTTAAGTAAATAGAATGCAGAAGTTTGCTCACTTTTAGGTAGGTTATAATCAAATGAGAAACAAGGGAATACTGAGAATCTTTTAGTAGGGTAAGGGTAGGGTTTATCTTGTATAACTAAGTTTTTAAAGTATGGTACTATGGAAGATATGAATATTCTATCATCACTTGATTTCTTAATGAGTGAATAATCTTTAACTTTTTTTAATTCTTTATCTGTTAGTTTAACGAATCCGTCAACATTGGGTATTTTAACTATATTAACTTTGACTTTTCTTCGTTCTTCTAATTGTAGGACTTGGTATCTATCGCCCCTTTTATAATCGTTATTAGCTTCTTTCCTTTCGTCTAAATCGTTTACTGTATCTAAAACCTCTAACCACCATTTACTTTCATCTACTGTAGGTGCTTTAGGTTCGAATGTTTCTTTAATCCTATCTATAGTTAGCCAATCTTCTATAATTACATATCGTGCATCCATCATATCGAATTGTCTGAATTGTGGGTCAGGGTGAACATTAAGTAAGGTGTCCATTAACTCATAATGAAAGTCAAGATAACCTATGTCGTTAAGTTCCAACTCTCTACGAATCCAACCACCTGTAGGGTATATGAGGGCATCAGCGAGTACCTTAACTAATTTCCTTTCTAAACCGTCAGCTTCGATTATAGCTTTATAATTATCGTTTAATAATCTAACTATATTCTCGTCAATATCATAAGCTGATATTATCTTAGCAATCCTACGGTTTAACTGTTCGTTACCAAGTAGTACATTGAGTTTAGATTGTAGCATTGGATATGAGAGTAGTGGTTTATCGTGTGTCTGAGCATCGGCTTTCTCTTGTGTAGAATATGGGTCATTAACCATAAACTTAGCACATTGCTTGCCTTGTGTTCTTGCTGTATCGAAACCATCAATACTCGCATTCTTTAACTTAATTATCTTGTCTAATATATCCATGTCCTTTCCTTATATCTATTCTTCAAATACCCAATCAAACCACTCATAAAAAGATTCTTCATCTAATTCTTCAAAATCTTTTTGTCCATGTCTTGCAACAATACCACTTGCAAACTTATACATTTCTTTCTTTGTATCAAATGAACCTATAAAACTATCACAAGAATTTTCCAATTTCTTTACTAATGTTTCATCTGCTGAATATAAACCTATTGAGTCTATTCCCTCAATAAAATACTTTTTCATCGTTACCTCCTTTAAGTAACTTTCCAGCTTACGCTGTTATTATCTGATTTTTTACTGACTCTCTTACGCCAGCCTTTATTCTTAACTTCTTTCTTTATTACACCGCTTGCCTTTACTTTCATAACGAAATATCTGTCTGAGTCGTAACTATGATCGCGTGCTTTAGTATCTACATCGTTAGGGTTTTTAGGGTCAGCAGGTAGGTTTGGTATTGTAACCATAGACTCATCACAACAGTCTAAGTATCTCATTCTCGGCATATCATCATCTTGAATCCTTAGTGCTTCAAGCATTGCCATAGCACCTTGTTCACGAGCATTTATACCTTCAACTAAATAGATACCTTCTTTCTGGTAATAATCCCACGCAGTAACGAAGCCATCTCCTGAATCCATCTTTTGCCAGAATGATTTAGGGTCTGCTATTTCCATCTCGAAATCATCAGGTTCTAAATTGTAATGTGTTTTAAAGTATTCATTGACATATTTAGCTTGCATTGAAGCGGTTAGTTTACTTTTAACTATCTCAGCGAATTTAATTATCCTGCCTGACTCGTTATGAACTGCATAAGCACCACACGCCCAAGCTGATTTCTCTGCATAGCCATAGTCATAAGAACGATATAACCTAAAATTTTCCCAATTATAGTTTAATCTTTTATTAACTAAGTCTGCCCTATCACCTTTTACGGTATTATAAAATTCGTGTTCAGGCATTACGTGTTTAGTAACATCCCACATATCAAAGAACTGTCCTGCAAATACATTCCAGTTACCGAATAACCACATCTCACGCAGGATTGTATTTAAACCCATCAAATAACGCACGTAAGACTCGTTCTGCTCTGCAAGGTATGGATTGTCAAATACGAGTGATGGGATGAACTGGTACGTTAATCCTGTTGTTTTATCTTTATGCGGTTTTCCGCCTTTAATTGGTTGATAATCTATATCATATTTATCTAAATATACTCTATCTCCGTCAGGTACAGAGGGGCAATTATCAACGAATGTTTCCTTAACCCATTGGTGACCTATTAATCCGGGATTTGTAGTGTATATTTTACGAGCAGGTATATGTGGGTTAGTAGAACGACAGCAACTTTTAATAACGTCTACGGTCTCTAATGTAAATGCTGTTAGTTCCTCTATTGAAACTCTTTGAAAGTTACTACCTATAAAGAATTGTTCGTGTTCTTTCTTACCGCAAGGTCTTAGCCATACCTGAGAACCTACTGGAAATACATATTTCTTTTCTGCTTTTAGATATTTACCACCGTAAGCAAGATAAATCTTATCACATTCAACTTTAGTATTAGCCATTAGTTCAGGTTCGGTCTTACGGATTATAACACCCATATAGTCTTTATAGTCAATTAGGTATTTAAAGTAGTAAGTTTTACTACCTACCTTAGTAGTACGATAACCTTTAGTGTCTATCTTCTGTAGGGTCATTTGGCGTTCTGTCCACCATTCACACACTTCTAAAGCCATCTTAGCCGCATTAGAATAGGATTTTCCACCGCCCCTTGCACCACCAAAAAGTATCTCGTCAGCGGTAGCTGACATTAATTCTTTCTGTCTTTCTAAAAATTCAAACTGTTGCATTTTTTTTACTTAATACGAAAAATATATCTAATATCATTTGCATACCTGATACGCATACTTCTATATCTTTCTTATCACAGATTGTCCTGAATCGCTTGAATCGCTTAGTGTCTTTATTTTTAGCGGTTACTATATCACTAAATTCTACCATATATAATTCTAACTTATTATCTTCAATTCGTAATTGGAATATAGGTGGAATTTGTTTGTTAATCTTGTCTATCATAATATCTCCTTTTAAAGCCTGCCCCAATGAAAGGAGGGACATCGAGGCAGGGTGAGGCTATTTATACAATATTTCTTCTAAGATTGATACTCGTTCTTCAAGTGTTTTTTCATCCTCAGGTGTTTTTTTAATAGCTAGGTCAGAATATAGTGGAGTTTTTGATAATCTGTTTAATTCTTCTTCTTCTGTTTGATATGATGGCGAGTCCCTTAGTGTTTTTGGTAACCCTCTTAGTGTTACTACTGGTCGGTCTGCATAGTAGAATAAGCGTTGGTTGGAATCTGATAAATACTCTTTACCATTTTTATGATAATCAATCTCTATTATGTTCTTAATTAAGAAAACAGCGTGAATAAGAATATCGTCAACTTGTCTTACCTCACCTTCACCATATACATAATCCCATACTCGGTCGCCTACGACTGCTTCTTTGAAATACATATTACCTCCTTTAGGAAATTAAACCTTGTGCAAAACTGAAATGTACGAAAAATCTAGTGGGAAATCTGAAAATTGTAAAAATCTTGGGTAAAAATGGGTGGCGAGAAACCACCCGAAAAATATGAATAGTGAACAAAAGGAGCTAACTAAGACCCCTAACTGATTTATCTCACAAGTGCAGTCAAACTTGGTTTTTATTAAAATCTTGGGTAAAAACTCGTTTTTGTAAAAAGTTCTGTGTGGGTTATATATATACATACGACCCCCCGCCCCCGCTTGCTTGGGTGCCTTAACTCTCCAGTTAATCTTTCCACCAACACGCCCGTACATTATTAACTCCACAGTTAATTTAGCAGCATACTTGCACAAATAACTTGACATATATTCGCTCTGGTTTCTATATGGCATCAGCTTAAATGCGAGGAGGCGGATATGTATAAGATTTGGATTAAGCACTTTGGTCATAAAGACTATAAGTATTTTGATGATTTAGATGATGCAAGGTCATTCATTGAAGATTTGAGAGAAGTAAACGAAGACCCAAACTGTTGTGGTCTGTGTGGACCTACCAAATGATTAACTTAATAAGAAACGAGGAGGCGGATATGAGTTTAGAACAAATGTGGGATTATTTAATTGAATGCGGAATTGCCACACGTGATGAGTTAGTGCTTGTTACTAATATCAACGGTTATAATGAAGAAGCACTGGAGAGTGTTTTATATGCCCGTACTGGTTATAGATCAATAGAACAATTAGAGGAGTGTGAATAATGTTTAAGCTAATCAATTCATTACCCGACAAGCAAGCCCAACTCACAATCAATATTATCGGGGCTGTGGCGTGTATTTATGTGGTGTGTGGTGCGTGTTTAATATTAATGATAAGGAGTGTGTAGGATGAATAAGATTTACAGAATACGTATTAAAGAGCAAGGCAACGAGTATGTAAGAAGCGAGTTCGGTGGTTTAATAACAAATGCTAAGTTCTTAGGTTTCAAGAGAGCAGTCAAAGCTTTGTTGCAATGGAGAGCGTTGAGACCAGATTTAACATTTATTATTGAGAGTGTGTAGGATGGATAAGTTTAAGGTAGGCAAAGAATATTCTTGTAGATCAATTTGTGATTATGAATGTGTTTGGTTGTTTAATGTTATCAAAAGAACTGCCAAAAGTATTTGGATTAAAGACAGCAGGGGAGATGTAATAAGAAAGAAAATAAGTTTATATGATAATACAGAGATCGTTTATCCACTCGGCAGGTATTCAATGTGTCCAGTATTGAAAGCTAACTAAGCAAATAAGGAGGAAATATAGCCCTGCGAGAGTGGGGCTTTTTTGTTGCCTAAAATTGCCAAAACAGGGAAGCACTGCACGTAAGTTATTGAAAACGTTGGTGTCTGGCAATTCCCCATTTTGGGCAAAATAGCACTTTGATACTCTAAAACAGGCTCGAAATATGCTCTCTAACGAACGAACGCGGGGCGGGTAATGATATAACACTACCTTGAATGTGGGGTAATAAATGACGTAAGTGGTTATACTGTATGTTCTTATTTCTTACCGACTGGTGGTCGGTTTATTTTCTTGCTCTGTTTACCTTTTACACTTATTCACTTACTTGTTTAACTGTTGTTATATTGCTACTTGTTTTACTATCCTTGCTTACTAAATTCTGTTAATAGCTTGGCTATGTCCTGTATTGTTTCCTTGCTGTCTCCACGCTTAACCATTTCTAACACTTTATTTAGTATGTGGTAGCTTCTATATGTACTCTCATGTATGTTATTTACTATGCTTGGCATATTAAGTATTTCTTTTAGTTCCATTCAATATCCTTTTATTTATTTTAAATTCTTTGGAACTATGGGTGTGAAGTGATTTACATTAACCTCTGTGTTGTTCGTGCTTTGGTTTCCCAAAAGCCTCATCTTCTGTACTCCCTCTCTAAAGAAGGAAATAATATCGCTATCTCTCATTTCACCTGATTGCATTCTTGTCATTAGTGTATTGTATATTTCGGGTATACTCATAGCTATTTGCATTTGCACAGCTTGTATAGTTGTTTTTGCTATTGCTGAACTTTCTTTATAAATGGAATCCTTATTGGCTATCCAAGACTTTAGTGTTACAGCGGGTATATTTAATAACCTACTATACTTCTCAAATTGTGGAGAATCGTTGCCCTTCACTTCCTTGCGATCAGTATCAAGCATTAAGGTCGCAAAATATTTTTGCGTAGGGCTATATCTCCCATTCTCCTGCTTCCCGTTGTTAAATAAATCTAAATTATATATCGGTTCTATTTCCATGTTCCCTACTATCATTTGATGTGTATTCTGGCTTGACTACATACAGCGTTCCGCACTTGGTACATACATTGTTTCGGTGTTCAGTTAGTTTATTACATTCGGTACAGTCTTGTAGTTGCATTTATTCCCCCTTTTAATATAAACTAAACATATACCAATAATTTTAAGGGAATCCATGTCCCACTACAGCGTGTTATCATATCACTATAATATGCACGTAAGCCGTGTTCTCCCTTTGGTATTAGGGTCGGTAGTTACTCCGTCTTTCGCTTTAATGCTTAGATTTAGATGGTGGAGCTGATGGTATCTAAACCATTTATCCTAAACGAGTTAGGGTCGAATTATCACAGCCCCGAAAATTTTTATCTTGACTTTATTTTATAATATTATTTGATTGACACAGTTAAAAAAAGGAGGTCGTATGCTAACAGAAGATTATATGCGTAGAACCGTTAAGCAGTTTATCGAGTCGTTTGGTAGAGTATATCCTAACAGATGTATTCAAACTTATCTTGAACTTACAGAGGATTGTGTGATTGATTTGAATGATTATTTAATGTATAGGGAGGAAGTATGAAAGACTTTAAAAATTTTATGACCGCCTGTTTATGTGCGGTGATCGTGTTGCTGTGGTTTTTAGTGTTGGTGTGGGGGTAGGTATGATA